GACCACGACCGGTGGCTTGTCATCGTCATCCTTGGCATCAGTCTCATCAGCTGACGCAGCCAGACGCGCTGCGGCATCGTTGCTCTTCGGTGGTTGTGGTGCGCCGGTCACACCTGCGATGTCCAGTCCCGCATGTGCCGCGTCGATGGCTACGGATGCCGCCGTGCCTAGACCAGGAATGGTGGAGACGATGCCAGAGGCCGCATCCAACGCCGCTCCCTTCACATCACCATCCATCAGGTCCATCGCCGCAAAGCCAAGTCCAGCCAACGCGCCGATGACTGGGATCTTCTTCAAGAAGAACTTCCCGAGGCTCTTGCTACCGACCTTGGCAGCTTCCTCAGCACCGATCTTCTCACCCTCCTTGACGAGGCTCTTCTCACCGACTTCAGCGGCTTCCTTCGCGCCTTCCTTCTCCAGGGTCTTGGCCGGACCCATCAGCAGGTCCTTGATGCTCTTGCCGACCCACTTGAGGCCATCCCAGGCCAGCTTGGCACCCTTCAGGAGCAGCTTGCCGGCACCCTTGACGAGTTTCCACAGTCCCTTACCGATAACACCCATCAACGCGCCACCGAGGGCAACCAGCGCCTGAGTGATCAGGTCCGCCAGCCCGGTATGGCCGATCAGCTTCTTGATGTCATCGAGTTCCTTCTGGATCTTCTCCTCACGAGCCTCCTGAGCCTTACGCTCCCGCTCCTGGGCTTCGAGTTCCTTGACCTTCTCAGCCTCCTGCTGGTCCTCATCATCCTTGGCATCGTTGGCCATCAGCTTGCTTGCCGGTGCCGCACTTGGCTGTGGAGCCAACGGAGCAGCATTCTCCCCAGGAGTGACGGCTTGAGGAGCCAACGGAGCAGCCTTCTCTCCTGGTGTGACGGCTTGTGGCTCCAGGTGAGCCACGGCAGCGGCAACGGCAGGACGCGGGATCTTCTCTGCCTTCCCGTTGGCTTTGAGGATGGCGCTGACCTTCTCCTTGGCCGTGTCCAGGTGTCGGACGCGAGCCAGTAGCTCCTTGATGTCACCCTTATGGAAATCGGGATACAGGTTCTTGAGCGCGAGTTCAACATCCTTCTCAACCTCGGTGTTGGCGTCTGTCTTCTCAGCCATGGGTGGCTTGGAGAGGACCTGGGCTTCCGCCATACGCGGCATCTTGATCGCGAGGACAGCCTTCTCGATCCGATCCAGCTTACCCATGATGGTCTTGAGCAGACCGGTTGGTGCGCCGCTGTCTATGCCATGGCCGGTGCCTTCCTGGAACTTCTCATAGTCCCGTAGGTGTCCATGCGCTTCCTTGATGGCATCCTTGTCAGCGAGGTCCTTGGTGATGTAGTTGGCGGCCCGCTTGCCGAGGGTGGCATGGAGCAACTTGTAGCGTAGCTTTGACCCACCGCCATACTGGATGGTCTGTTGAGCCTTGACGATGTTCTTAGCCTTCGCGAGGGCATCATCCAGCTTGATGCTCTTGTCCTGCTTCTTCATCGCCAACGCGAGTTCGTTGATCGACATACCGGATGCGGTCTTGAGTGTTCGTTGTCGTTTTGACATTACCTTCGCCTTGCCCTACGCGCCTTGCGTTCTTGTTGCTTCAACTTCTCCTTCTCGTTGTCCTCTTCTACCTGACGCACGAGCATAGCGATATAGGCATCCCGTTCCCAGGGAACCATGTCATCAAAAGTGCGGAAGTCAATCTTTTGATGGTACAACAAATTGAAGTTCAGACGGAACTGAGCTTCCAAAGAATCATGACTAAAGCCTACCCGAAAAAATCTTCCAGTCCCTCCAAAGTGAAGGTATGGTGAAAGGCGCACTTGGGGCAATCTTTCTCCACTACTAACTTCGACTGGGGGATCTTCTCCACGAATGCCTTGATCTTTTCATATTTATCACTCATGAGGTTACTCAGGAACAGGATTAACTCATCCTCGGTACAGTCACTTGCCTTATGGACTGACTCCTTGTCATAGATCAGGTCCAGGCAACCGGCAGCGATGATCAACTCCAAGTCATCACCCTCCTTGATCTTGGTAAGGCGCTGGATGAGGCTGTAAGTCGGGAACTTCATCTGGACGCCGATTTCATCCGTCAGCTTGATCTGCTTCTCAGTATCCTGATTGATGATTGGAATGGCCAGGTAGTTGATCGGCACCTGGATGAGCATACCGCAGTCCTTTCCATCAACCTGCTGCTTACACTTATAGACCTGCTGGCCTATTTCACCGATGGAACGGGCACGCAGGTGGCAGAAGATCGTTTCCAGATCCACCATCGCCATGTTGTCAACATCAAAGTCGCCGATGACGCAGTTCTGGATGATCTGCTTCAAAGAGTTGACGATGGTCTCGATGTCCTGCGCCGTTACGGCCATCAGGAGGAGTTTTTCCTCACGGACGGTGAATGGGCGGAACTTGATGGGGTCTTTATGGGACACCAGTTTGACTTCATAGATGGGATATTGTTGCTGTGGTAGCTTCATGATGAATCACCTTTGGTTGAATGTAGATTATCCAGTTAGTGTATTGTCCACTCCGGTTTCGCCTGAGACATCCTGGTCAACAGATCCGGCACTAGTTTCATCCCAGGACTTAGCATTCGTACCGGTGATGCCACGCGTGACTTGTGGAGATGATGCCGCCTGAGTTGGCGCACCTGGATTCGTGTTGACGGGTGGCATATTACTGCCTTGCGTCAGGGTGTTGAGTGTGTACTGGTTGTATGTAGTCTGACTAGATGTCCACTTACGGTAGGCGAAGACTACCGTCAGTTTGTGGATGGAGTCGTTATCCCAGGACTGGTTCAGGGCACCGATGCTGATAGGTGCGGCATCCAACAGATTGACGGCATAGACCAGTCTGCCCTTACTGTCATACTGGTTACAGGTGATGTCTACTTCATACTGCTTGACGTGTGAGACGTCCGGATAAGTCACGAGGCCGGTCTGGGCTGGAACCATATAGTCCATCCAGGAGTCAAAGAACTTCTTTTCCCACATGTCGCCGGTCACTAGGAATGTGAAGGACTGGGTGCCGTATTGAATCTGATGAGGGATACGACGGATGAAGGCATGGGTCTTGTATTCAAGCATCTGGATGTCGCGGCCCGGTAATTCGCTGACTTCGCATTGGAGACTGAGTGCGCGCTGGACAGCGGCACCAGACATCGGTGGTGACGGCAGACCGGCTGGTAACGGGATCATCACATCGTACTTGTCCGTCCTGGCCGTCTCATTATGCGCAGACAGGTTGTGTAGGAACCCGTTGATGTTGAAGCGCTGTGTTGCGTTCGGGTTTGTTGGACCTACTTGCTGAACTGCGCCCAGCTTGAAGCTGAACCCACCGATAGATGCCGTGACGGTCGGAATCGGTAGTGTCGGGATGATGTTGAAGCTGGTTCCGTTTGCCATAAATTACCAGGGACTGCCCTTGACGAACTTCTGAGTTGGGAGCATGATTAGCTCTTCCCAGTATGTAGGCTCAATATCCAGGAAGGGTGACTTCATGTGCCCATACAGGTAGCGCTTGATACAGACGCTGTATGGTGACATGTAGGGTGTATGCTTCAAGGTTGGGTAGTCAATCTTGACCTTGGTCTTGGTGCTCCAACCGAGGGACGCACGGGCGGCTTTGAGCCTTGCCTTGGCCAACTCACCCGGCGCGATGTCCTCAAAGAAGGACAGGCGGGCATCAGGTGGCAGGTAGTGAAGGTTCAGGCCCAGGAAGCCATCAGGGTAGTAATTCAGAGGGATGACCAACGGGAACCGGTCATAGTAAGGCAGCGTCGCCTTCAACTTAGGATCATACCAGAAGTGGTTCAACCGGCCCACCATCGGGTGCGCGACGATCTTGGCAATCTTCTGCTGCTTCAAGAAGCCGGAATTGCCCTGGAAATCCTGGATCAACTTCTTGAACCAGGCGAGGGATTTGTCTTGTGGAGTGTTTGCCATGGCTTATTTAGCAGGCTTCGTGAAGATGTCATCCTCGGTCAGGATCTTGAATGACCATCCCCTGGCAGCACAGAATGCGGTAGCAGCGGCCCACTTGGCTTGGTTCTTGCCATACTCCATCGACTCACCGATGTACCGGCGCTGCGCCTTCTTGTTTTTGTTCTTAGGCTTCTTGGGAACCTTGACCTGTGCCTTGGGCTTGACTTCAAGGATCATCACCCGGCCATCCTTCATCCGGACAACGAAGTCAGGGAAGTATCGGTGGATGGCGTTGTCAATCGGGGACCGGTACGGGATAGCCAACTCTTCGCTGGCCCAGTCGGTGACTTCGGCCCAGTTGTCCAACTTCACCATCACATTCCGTTCCCACAGCGACCGGTAAACGATGTTGGTTGGGTCTCCACGATACTTCTGAGGATGCTTCGGGGAGAACTTGCCAGAGTAAGCCACTAAATATCACCATATCCTGCCTGGGTGCCCTATTTATGGTCAACTACACAACCGCTGTCCTCACTCCGACCACCTCCGCCCAACAGGCCGGTGTAGGACCGACGGCTGCGTTGAACAAGGACCCTTACGCGGTCAGCCAGTTGCGTTATCCGTTGTCCGGCATCGCGACTACCGAAGTTCCGTCCTATGTAGTGTTCTACATCAACCTACCTACGGCATCCAAGTACCTGTCTGCTGGTGGTGCGAATGTAGCCAACGCCAACATAGCCTCCGTCCAGAACTACGACACGCT